CCCGAGAGGGCTACGGACATCCAGCGATGGGTGTTCACTCGATAAGAAAGGACCTGATGTCACTGTGCCAATTCCTTTAGGATCTCGCGTTCGGGAACGAAGGCTCTTGCGTCCTCCAAGTATTCACTTGGGTACGCAAACTCTCTTTTACAAGGGAGCTGCCACCGGTCCTCCGAATACTTATAAAAGTACGAAGGCCGGCCTCTCATCTCAAACAGACTGGAGTTTACTCGAGAAATGTTGGGATGAGTTGCATAGTCGTGAGCGTGTAGTTAAATACTACATAAAACGTAGATGCCAGCGAAGGCACTACATTAGTAAGGAAGAAGCTGAAGCGTACAAAGCCCTCTGGGCCTCGTATCGACAGATACCTCCTGATTTGCTCATGATGCTTGGTCGCGGAAAGTATTTCACTTCCGGCGGCCCGTTCCTCAAAGTGATGTTCGATCGCTTTGATAGGTACCTTGTCAAGGGACTTGGGACCTACATAAACACGAAGATTGAGCCCTATAGGGCCCAGTACGTGGGGGGTTTTATTCCTACCACGTTTGGACCTCATTGTCCGTCAGCTTTGGATCTCTACAATGGATACGTAAGTTCCATTGCGGTACCCGATTCGCTAGCGGATGGGCTCGAGGCACTAGGCGCGAAAGCCTGGAACAGCGCCAGGCCAAAAACCTCGTTGGCAGACCTCCCGACTTTTGTCGGTGAGCTCCGGGATTTCCCGGGGATGCTGCGGACGACGGGTAAGGGGTTCCATGATCTCTGGAGTACCATCGGAGGAAAGAAATTTCCTTCAATACGGCATGCTCCAAAAGAACTTGCGAACCACTTCCTGAACCATGCTTTTGGTTGGGCTCCTTTTGTTTCGGACCTGGTCAAAATGCACCAGATCCATCAAAACCTTGATCGTCACATTGGGCAGTTGCTCGAAGATAACGGTCATTGGGTCAAGAGGAGGAGACGCGTCGAAGAGGTGTCTGATGTCGTAAATGTAACCCAGCATGTAGGTTCTAGCGCGGCTGTTGAGCCGGGCGCCTTACATGACTGGATGTACGACAAACAGAATGGACTGTACGGTAAGACGACCTTTTTCGAGGAAAAACATCTCGAGACTTGGTTTGTCGGATCGTTCAAGTACTATATCCCACGCCCTCCAGATAATCCGGATACGCGAAACTATAATCGCGTGTTGGATACGCTGAGGCTCTACGGAGTCAAAGCGTCGCCCTCGGTAATCTGGAATCTGACACCATGGTCGTGGCTGACGGATTGGTTCGGTAATGCGGGCGATGTGATAGATAACATATCGGCGCAAAACTCGGACAATCTTACAGCCCGTTACGCCTACATCATGCGTCACGAACATACAAAGTTCGTGAACGACAGCACCATCTACCTGCATGGAGCAGGAAAAGAGGGTGTACGATGCACCTGGGCTACTCGTAAAGATACGAAAGCTCGGGTTGAGGCGCAACCTTTCGGATTCGGTCTAACGGGTGGTGGTATTAATTCACCATACCGCATGGCGATCTTAGCTGCACTCGGTATCACGCGATCAAGGTGAACGCGCGGTATTCGGGTGAAACAGCAAGTACGATCGCTCATCTAGTCGTGGCCCAAAGACAAGTCTTCAGAGTTGGCACCCTGTTGACCTGGCCCGGCTTAACGCCCTGCTTGAGGAGGTTTAGCCATGAGTTTCGCCGATCCCACATCCGTCACAATTAATGGTGTCGCCATTTCACTCGCGAAGATTCGCGATGATGGTCTCACGTCCGAGTATAACTCGGTTGACGGTCTCCACAACTTAGTTATCAGTCATAACCGCTTAAAAAGCGGGCGTATCAAGACCATCGTCAAATTGACGGTGTTCAGGAACGTGGTGAACCCTTTAACAGGGCTAACAGTGACTGAGTCCGTGACTCACCAGCACTCGATCGATCGCCCAGCCTATGGCTGGACGGCGACGTTGCTGGATCAAGAGCAGGACGGCCTATCTGGCCTACTGACGGCCGCGAACATGACCAAGCTATTCGGCTTGGAACACTGACGCGGTAAGACACCGCTTGGAGGAGAATCCTATGCCTAGTAGACGTATTCCCTATGTCCGAAGAATCGGAAAGGGGGTCTTCGAGGTAAATGAACGAGACCCGCCTCGTCCCCTAACAAGGGAGGAGAAAAAGCTGGTTAATCGTATCATTGCGGCCAACGATGAGTTGGCTGCCAGGAAGTTACTCGACTTTATCCGGAAACGGTGTAAGTCTGGTGGCTTGAACAGGCGCTGTGGTGGGTGTGCCGGTCACAAATAGTGGCCGGGTAGGCGGGATCTTATGGCTGGATCGGCTACCTTCAAAGAGGAGGAACCGTGAAAAGCCACGAAAGAAACCAAATCGAGCTGCTGCAGGTCATCTATAAGGATGCTTGCAGCAAGTGTGTCGCTGATGTCTCAGATGTGCGTGACCTCAAGACTTTCGAGGCACGCGTCGAAGAGGAAGGGCTCTCGTTTTTGACGATTACCCTACCGGAATTCGCTAAGGACCTTGACAGGTCACTCGCGTCCGGTGAAATTGACTCAACAGCCTTTCGGAGTTTCCGGAAGGTTGGGACAATCCCCGCACTATTGCGAGGTATGACCAGTCAACTCTTCGATCAAGAGACAGGAAGGTTACGAAACGATGTTACCCCCATTCATCGGGCTGACCAACCTCAAGTTGTGGCAGCGATCCGGCAGATTTGCCGGGCGTTTGTCAAGCTCGAGGTTCCTTGTGCGCCCGAAAGGACGCAGAAGGCGATGGAAGGGTTCGTCTCAGTTGAGCACGACCTTTCCGGGTTTTCCACAGACGAGGAGACAGTGGCAAGATTTGCTACTGTATCTCGTTATCTATGGGATATTTGCTTATCTGGGTTTAATCCCGACGAGCTCATACCCAAACATGGACCTGGTACTACCGCAGACGGAAAATCGGGAAACCGAAAGTACGTCTGGGAGCGGTGGCACGAACGACTGGAAGATTACTTCCCCTTCCTCGGCAACGCCTATTCTGTAAGCGTTGTCGGTGAGGAGGAGTTCCAGAAGGTCACGTTCTACCAGGAGGAGGAGGAGTTGCCTGTGAAGGTGACTCCTGTTCCTAAGACCCAGAAGGGCCCACGCATCATCGCCATTGAGCCTTGCGCAATGCAATACGCGCAGCAATCCCTCCAGAAGTGGTTTTACAACCGCATAGAGGGCTCGAGGATGAGCCGAGGCCACGTTAATTTCGTGGACCAAAGCATAAACCAAGAGTTGGCGTTGAAGTCGAGTGCGACAGGAAAATACGCAACAATGGATCTCTCCGATGCTAGCGATAGGGTTCCCCTGTCACTGGTTAAGGTTATGATTCAAGCGGCCGTCGGTGACGACTCACTATTGTGGGACGCTATCGACGCTTGTCGATCTCGGTTTGCGAAGTTACCTAGTGGCCGACTTGTCGGTCCGCTTAAGAAATTCGCAAGCATGGGTAGTGCCCTCTGTTTTCCAATCGAGGCGATGTACTTCTACACTCTCTGTGTAGACGCCTTGTTGGGAGACAGAGGCCTTCCTCTATCCCGCGACAACGTTTTTCGCGTTTCTCGCGGGGTTTACGTCTATGGGGACGATCTGATCGTCCCCAGGGCGAATGCGACAGCGGTTCTCAAGACCCTTGCGAAGTACAACTGCAAGGTAAACCTCAGCAAGTCTTTCTGGACTGGAAAGTTCAGAGAGTCTTGCGGGGTGGACGCGTACGACGGAGTGGATATTACACCCACGTATGTCAGACGCTTACACCCTGAGAACCGGCGGCAGCACGATGTATTAATCTCGCTTGTGGAAACCCGAAACCTCTTTTACAAGAGGGGTTATTGGGCCACGGCCGAGTACCTTGATAAGGTACTTGAGCGACATTTGGGTGAATTACCCTATGTCGGGGACGAGGCACCGATGCTTGGCAAGTTCACATTCTTGTCGGAACGTCAGAGGAACAGTTTTAATGTTCGCTTTGGCCGCTCGTCCACAAGATGGAACGAGAAGTACCAACGCCTAGAAGTAAAGGCGTGGGTTCCGAAGCCAGCTTATCGCACTGATGAGCTGGGTGGATTTGCTGCTCTTCAGAAGAGCTTGCTTACCCTCATTTCAAAGGATACAGAATCCCTTGTTCCTGAGGATAGTGATCCGCTTCATCTGGAGCGCACCGCGCGATACGGCGTCGCCACACTGAAACGTCGTTGGGCACCGCTTACATAAGCGGTAGAGGAGCGCCTAACTAGCGCTCTGGGAGGAGCTACCTTGCTTCGACTTCGGCTTTCCGCCGTGGTTGTCGCTTGGCAGTGC